TACTGCAAGTAGCGCGCCGATAACGTAACGTATAATCATTGTAACCTCATTGCGGGCCACCAGCGGCCCCATATTAATTCGACATATTCTGTCGTTTCTTTACTGTGACGGCCTGTCACACACGGCAGGCACGGCGGCACGATACGGTCGTACAGTACGGCCATGTCGCAGCGTTTCTGTGCTTTAAGTATGTTACCGAACCCTGCGTTATAGCTCGCCAGCGCCAGCTTGTAACGGTCATCTTGCGGACGCGGTGAGGACCACCCGTCGCTCAGGTCGCGCATGTATATCGCCGCCGCGCGTATCGACTGAATAGGCAGGTACGGGTCGGTCAGGTCAGGATATCGGCGCTGCATGTCAGCCCACGTACCCGGCATGAACTGGCACAGGCCCACAGCGCCGACCGGACTGACAGCGCGAGGCCGCAGTCTGGACTCCTGGTAGCACTGCGCTTTAAGCAACCGCCAGTCAGTACCGGCGGGCAGGTGCAGTGCTGCGCGCTCAAACGCATCGTCGTACCTGTCAGGAAAGCGCGAGGCCGAATAACAGACAGACTGCAATAATACGAGCGCCGTAATAAATGCCGAGGCTAAGCGTATCCGCATTGTGTAGCCACCGTTTAAACTGACCGCCTGTGCGACGGTCGAAGTAAGAAAGGAGCCAGCGCGCCATTAAGGCGCCGCCGGCAGCGAGGCTGATTGAGTACAGCCATTCTATAAGTATGTTGATGAATGCCACTCCCCAACCTCCTCTACGCTATCATAAGACAGGTAAACATCCTTTCTGTGCCTGACCTGTTGGCTATATTTAGCACACCATTCTCATACCACAGGCGAAAGTTACCCGATCCAGGTTCAGAAGTTGTGCCGGTGCTGAACTGTGTGGCCTCCCCGGCTATCTGTATCACCCCGCCAGAATCGTACGCGAATATCCCCTTCCCTTCTTGATTGCTAGAAGTGGAGATTATTACCATTCCGGTCGTGGTGTTAAAGCCTAAAAGCGGGAATTCAGCAGAGTCATTACCTCCTACTTTAAGCGATACCGGCTTAATCAGGCCAGACTCTCTAGCCCCGACCGGAGCGATACTGTTAACTCGCTTGATCGGACCGAAATCACCAGTAACACCTATTTCTTGCTTAAGATTGGGGTCGTCCGTGAAACCGAAAACCTCGTCAGAAGATGTTAATGGCGATGTAGTTGACTGCGCCCTAAAAATGGGAACTGGTGCCCCAAAATGTGTAACCCTGTTAATATAGACCCTTGCATCTTCAGAAAAGCTATTGATCCCGGACCACACCAGGTATTCATTAAGCGTATCTACTGTCACATCCGAGAGCATGAGCACATTTGAAGACCCACTACCGCCGGTGAGTCTTACAATGTAGCCGACGGCTCCACGTACAACTACGTCCCGCACAGCCCAGCTTTGCTGTGTAAACTCTCTGTTTGCGCAATTAACTACGCTCTCCAGTGCCAAGGAAGGGGCGATGGATACTTTTACTCCTGAGACGGACCCATATGGAACTAACTTTCCCGATCTTCTTGCCCCCGACATTGTCACAACAAAATTGGGACTGTCTGATTCATAAATACATTTAATATTAGATACGTTACCGGCGCCGACTTGGAAATCTATTTCAGATCCGTTGTGTTCATTCCCGCTCGTACGTATGAACTGAGAGCCCTGCACGTTTCCGTTTTCGGACTGTACTTTAATCGAGCGGCCCCAACAATTTTTAAAAGTCCCGCCCTCAATATTAACGTCGGTTTCCCACGGCAGGTCGCGCGTCACGTCGTCGCCCGCAGTACGAATGTTAAACCCGTCTTGGTCTATCTTATACGCGGGGTCGTCGCTATATACGTCCTCGACGCGCGGGTCTTCAATGTGCACTTTTAACGCAGCCTCAAAGGGTGTGGTGCTTTTAGGCTCGATAAGTAAGCCAGAAATACCGACTATCCCCGCAATCCCTGCGCCTGTACCTAAGTGGCAGTTTTTAATAGTCGGACGGGTGAGGTGTATCCGCTCGTAATACCCCTTTATGTTAAGACCCGACCCGCCGTTAAAGTCCGTCCCGGACCGAAAAGCGTTAATACATTTTAAATCTTCGGCGACAATAGAGCCGATGTCGCTGCTGGTGTTCTCCAAGCGCAACGCTATGTAGCTATTGTCGTTAGCGTCTACAGTAAAGTCACCGGATATCCGGTGGTCCTGCCCGTCGCTCAAAATCTCAAGCGTGACTTGCGTCGGCGTCGCGCTGACATTGCGGACGATGGCGCCTTGTGACCTCCACTTGACAGCGTGCGTGATCGTAGCAGTCAGACCGCCGTCAACGGCATACACCGACGACCCCCAGTCGACCGGATATCCTGACGTAATCACGGCACCCAGCGCAGTACTGTCGTCTGTCACCCCGTCGCCCACTGCCCCGAACATTTGGGGCGTGACGTACCCGGCCACAGGCAACCAGTTACTGCCCGCCGCGTCAGGGTCGTTACCGACATTGTCATTTATACCGCTGAACATTAGGCCCCCGTCGCGGTTAACAATAGAGCCCTTATGGTACTCCTGCTCGTCGTCCCACTCCGGCACGCCGACCTGGTGCTGGTATGCCGATAACTGCGTCGCGGCCCATGTCGCACTGTTAAACCATTCACGCGGAGGCTTATCACCGAGCGGCACTGTGCCCCAGCCCCGCACAAAGGCCGCGTTAATGTTATCTGTCAGGTCGTCTGATTGCGTCGGTGCGCTGGACGGCTGGCCGAATACGACGCGTTCCTGCCCTGTGGCGCCAGACGCAAACGCCTGTAAGTTGCCCTGGTATCTTGGTATTTTAGCCATGTCTGTTCCTCTAGGCTGTCATGTATAATGTTGCGAACGATCCGCCCACCGTTGACTCGAATATTGAGCCGAAGCCAGACGCGCCGACGTCGTTGGAAAAACCGAAGCTGTCGACTTCTCCGCGTATGAACGTACTATAACGCACCGCTTGTGGTTTGGGTAGCAGGCCGAGTTTACGGATCAGATTGAAACGGTCGTCAGTGATGGCGTAGGGCACGTACAGCGTAAGGCTCATGTCCAGGTTATCAGTCACGTACCCGTCGCCGTTAAATATAAATTCGATGACGTCCTGCAGCGACACGTACTCGTCGCTGACCATGTACGCACTGGCCTGGTTGACCGCTACCTTAGCGCGTATGAAAAACCTGTAATCGAAGTCGTCAAGCTGGTACGCGGTCAGCGGTTCCTCGAAAAGCGTTAAGAAAGGTGCGCCGAAGTTATCACTGAACAGCGTGCCGAAGCCCGCGCCGGTCGAGTCGCCTTCAAACGCAAAACGGTACTTACTCAGCGTGTTAGGTATCTCACGCGGGATGCCGACAATCTTACCTATCTTGTCGAGCCGGTCGCCAGTGGCGTTGTCCAGATCGAACTCAGCGCCGAACTGGTTTACGAACGTATAGACGTTTTCCCACTCCGACACCATTGCTGTTATTTCAGCGCGGGCCTTCGGTTTGTCGTAGTACTGCTTTATCAGTAGCGTTAGATATGCCTGTACGAATTCACTCACGGCGGTGTCACCTCAGTCACTGTGACATTGGCTGACGATATGCTGAACTTACCGTCCAGCGCTGACGTCAGCCGGCCTGCGGTGTACGTGCTGTCGTCGTCGCTTATCCGCAAGTCAGTTAGGTAGAAATTAGGCTCACCGTCCCCACCGTATGCCGGGTCGTACAACTCAGAAGCCACAGCGTCATCACCGATATAGAAATCGAACGCAGCCAGTCGCAGCGCTATCAGCGCCACGTCGACAGGGTCAGACGGGTTCTTACGCGTTGCCGTTACGTTAATGTATAACGGCACGTCGGTCGGCCTGTCAAAACGCATCGTATGCGGCACTACGAAAGTACTGCCGTCAGGTCGGATACGCGTTTCGCTGTACACCTGCGTGACGTCGCCTTTTAGCCTTGTGCCACCTGTTTTGTTCTTAGCGATAGTCTCTGCAATGTCCTCTACCGTACCGCCTTCAACGATAGCCCATACTGTGTGCGCTTCGATGTCACGCACCGCATCGTACGTGTCCGTATCGTCCTCGTAGACTTGCGCGTCAAGCACGCCGGCTGTGTTGGCGAGGCGGGCGTACAGGCCGCCTGTTGTGCTGTAGCTGGGGTTCTGTAGCGAGCGGTTGCGACGTTGGCGCAGTTCGCCGTCTGTTTCTTCCGACACACCGACGGTCGGGTCGACCAGTGCCTGCAAACTCGACACGCCCAGCACGACAGTAGCTTGCTCAAGTTGAGCGCCGGCTGTGTTTTCCACAGCGCCGAAGTCCCGCGCGCGGAACGTAACAGTATTCGCGCCCGCTACGAGGTCGGCCGATTGCAGTAAGAACCACTCTTGCCCGAGGTCGTCGAGTATCGCGTAACCCGCGTCGAGCGTCAGCGCCTGTGATGTTGTGACTACAATGTCCCACGTTGACCGGGTAGCCGGTCTGCGCGTGATGCCGCAGAATTTAATGATCCGGTCTAGCCCAACGCCGCGCGCCAGGTCAGGGTCGAGGCTGTTGTACAGCGCCAGCGCGAACGCCTGAACGTCTGCGATTGCTTTCGCTTCAATGCCTACCCGCTGCCCGTCCGGGCTGTCAGGGTCAAGGTTGATGTCCTGCCCGTAAATGTCCCGGTACTCTTGCGCCAGACGGTTGAATACTTCGGTAAGGGTATCGACAGTTACGCCGTCAACAGTAAATTGCAATGTCATACATTCAACCCGTCTATAAGAATGAGATTATTGTACACGTCCTGTGCATAAACTGTAACAGATAAACGGCGGTTGCGCCTGTCAAACTCAACGTCGATGCGGTCAATACGGGCCACGCCTTCAGTGGACTGCACCACCCGCTCGACCTCTCGACGGTACGTTTCTACACGTACACCCCGCGTCCCTAGCAGTTTCAGCCAGTCTATACCCGCGTCGACGTCAGGATACCAGTCGCGCTTAAAAGATCGCAGGCGCGTGTATACGTTTTGCTGTATGGCCTCAGACGCTTTCAGGTAATTCGCTTTGCCGCGTCCGAACGTCCAATCGTTGTCGCCGTCTAGTCTCGATACTCTCATCACTCGACCTTTGTTATTAGTCCGTGCACGACGGTAGCTGTGCGCCCGTCACCTGTGGCGAACGCGCCGTTCCATCCCGCCGTCCCGCCTACGCTATAAGATCCCGCCTCATGGTTGCCTGTCACACTGGCAGCTCCCGTGACGTCGTGCGCGCCTTCCTGCGCCACGTCACCGGTCTGCGTGGTGTTGCCGGTGTGTGTCAAGTCTCCGACGTGTTCGTGGTTGCCTTCCTTGTATTTATCACCTATCTGCCAGATACGACCATCCGTAGGTATAGCGATGGCGCCTTGCTTATTGCGAAGGCCTACCAGCGCGAACGCATCAGAGTAGTCATGCACGCGGAATTCAGCCGGAGGCCGGAAGTCCTGACCGTCGTACCATAAGTCATAACATCGTTCGCTTATCATCAGTATACAGTAGTCACCTACGGCCAGCGGGTACGCTTCGTAAGTTTCGCCGCCTGTCAGGAACACTGGTGGCACTTCGACGAACTCGGGCATCTCTATTTCTTCACCGTTAACAACACGGTTTATTACCGGCTTACAACTGATCGTCGTTTCCGTAACAGCGGTGATGATGGCGATAGGGTTTTGCGCAAGCTGTGCCAGCGCATCATTCACTGTCTTTTTTAGTACTTCTGTAAGTTGCTTCTTCTGCGTCATATAACCGTTGCGCCCTGTGCTGATATGCCTGTGACGGTCTGCTTCCAGTCCTGCCCGTCGCTGTCACCAGTATAACTCATTGATTCGATTTTCAGTACGCCGTTGAGGTACGGCGCGTTGACGCTCTGAACGTCGCACCGTGCGCCTAGTTTCAACGCAGGGTTCATCAGCGTTTCGAAAGTCAGTTTCTGTGATTCCCGTTGCGGCGTGTTAAGCAGGCCAGTACGTGCGGCCACCAGTGGCACGAAAGACTGCACCACTTCACCCTGCTTGACGATAAACAATTGTTCGTTGTCTATGTAGAACGTCTCACCGGGCTGCAGCAGTGAAGGCAGTACCTTCAGCGGATTGCCCACCAGCACTTTAGGGCGCGTGATCTCTTTTAGTTGCGTCAGCTTACCGCGCTGCGTATTAGGCAGGGCGGCCAGCACCGCGTCGACCGCCTGTTGTTTCGTGCGCACTGTCTGAGACGTCCAGCCGGACAGGTAGTCTTCACCACCGTCCAACGCCTCAATAGTGCTGATAAAGTCGGCACCCTCTCTGTCGTTACTGGATTTATGTATAGTTCCCTGAAAAATCGTTTCGACGTTGCCCTGGTAACCGCACCGCAGCACGATCGGTATGCGCTTGCGCTGCTCTGCGTCCTTTACGATGGACAGGCGGCTTGACTCGCTCAGCCCGTAGACTTGTAGGTTAAGACGGTTCAGGCCGCCCGTGATGGACTTCTCACACGTAAAAACAATCCGCATAGGCGGTTTGACAACCACAGTGCGGCCCTGCGGAGGTGCTATGGTCAGTTCGAACTCGCGTTGGAACCGGCTCACAGAGGCACCGCCACGCCGCGCACAGCTATCATGTCGTCAGGCTCAAGCAAGTACAGCACAGTGCGGCCTTGCGCAAAGTCACTACGCCGGAACGGGTCAAGGCCGTTGCCTGATGTGTCCTGACAGACGAAGCCGAAAGGCTGGTTAGCTGACTCGATGTGCAGCACATCAACGGTGAGCGCAACGCCATATGTGACAAAGTCTTTATACTGGACGTCCATCGTCCACAGCTCGGTGGTCGGGTAGTAGTGCAGCGTCAGCGTTATTTCCGACTCATTAAACAGGATAGTGTGGCGCTGTGTGGTCTCTGTCCCGATGTTGTTTATCTTACGCACGCTAGCCCCCGAGCAATCCTGTTATCGTGCCCAGCAGTGACGTCTCCACTTCTTCACCTTGCTGGACGCCCTTATCTGTTACGCTCTCAGCTTGCCCGCCCAGCCCCGGTGACGGGTTGGACAGCAGGCCGGACACCTCGCTCACCGCCTCGTCGGCTGTGCGCACTTCGGCCGCGTCGATCTTAAAGCGGATAGCCTCGTCGCGGTTGTCCGTCTCAATCTCAACGTTTATGCGCATGTTGTCAAATGTTCTGTACGGCATTTCGATTGACACCAACTGTCTGCCGAAGTGTAGCGACTCCATCGTGTCGACGAAACGCTCGCGCAGCGTCTTACCTTCTGTTCCAGCAGAGCCGAATAACTGTGAGACCTGCCCGCCTGCGTCGATGAGTTCGTCGGCCGCGTCAATCGCATCGCCCACGTCCGCGACAATACTTGCGACGGTTTGACGCTGACTCTGCGTGCGCTCCGGCGCGTATATACTTATCTGGCCGATAGTGGTTGACTGCGCTTCTACAGCCTCCTGCAGCGCGTCCTGTTCGACGAACACATCAGCGACCAGCCCCTCAATGCTAAGGCGCGTAGGGTTCAGTACGATCGTGTCTTCAACACTCGACCCGTCTTCCAGGTACGTCGTCGGCACTTCGCTGGTGTAGTTGTACGTGTCGCGGATACGGGCCAGCATCGTAAAGCCGGCGATACCTATACGCTGTTCGCGCTCGCCGCCGACTTTAGCGTTTAAAAAGTCTCTTACCTTACCCACTATAAACCCCCTGCGCCGATTTGCGTTTCAGCGTCGTCGAGTTGTACCTGCAGGCGGTCTGCCACCGCTTCGGCGGTACGTCTGTCGCTACCAGGCGGCAGGTTGAACTGGTTAGTCTGTTCGACTCTCACTGTGCGCTCTGTGCGCGTGTTGCTCACAGACGGAACCGGCGTCAGCGTCATAAGCGACGGGTCGGCGGCCAGTGGTGCGCTGGTGGGTGCGTCATCATCGCCGAAGCCGAAGAAGTCCGAGAATGCGCTAGGCTCCGGCGCGGATGGTGCCCTGACCTCGTCATCATCGCCGAAGCCGAAGAAACTCGCAGCACTGTCAGCGAGGCCCGCCACCCTGTCAAACGCGCCGGTGAGCCAGTCAAACAGACCGGCGAACGTTTCGCGGATAGGGTCGACGATGTTATTAGCCAGCGCCTGCCCTGCTTGCGAAAAGTCCATACCGGTTAGCGCTTCGAAGATGCCGCCCGCCAGCCTGCCGACCTCGTCGATTAGCTGGCCGATGCCGTTTTTAAATATGTTAGCGACCGATGTGAAGAACGACATGAAGCGCTCGCCCGCACCGTCTATGTCGCCCCGTAGCAGGTCGAACACGCCTGAAAACAGTTCACTGAACACTGACACCACGTTGCGCCCTGCCTCAAGGAACGAGGACAGGAAACCTGTGAACGCGTCCAGCGCTGCGTTAAGTGGTGGCACTATGTCAATGCCAAAGAACTCCTGAAAGAAATCAGCTATCACCGACTTGCCGCCGTTCAGCGCCACGATAAGGTCGTCAACGATAAGCAGTAGCGCCGTGATGCCCGCAACGATGAGCGTCACTGGCGAGAATATTACGCCCAGCACGCCGGCTAGCCCTACGCTGGCGACCTTCCACGCCACGAACCCGGCAGTAATGCCAGCTATGAACGGCGTTAGCCTGACGACGGCCTCGGCAAGTGCTGTGATCACTTCAATAACCTTCGTTACGCCTTCTGCAATAACTTCTTTGTTGGCCGCGAGAAAGTCGGTGAAGCCGCTGGTCAGGTCTTCAAACTGCGGCGCGAGGCCGACCGCTATGCTGTTCTTAATAGCGTCAAACGCAAAACCGAGCGTGGTCATAGAGTCGTTGAGCGAGGCGGCCGCGTCGGCCTGCTCAGTCGTAACGACGCCGAACTCGCGGGCCTGTTGACGGAGCGCCTGAATCTCTGAACTGGTTTTGCTCAGCAGTTGCACCAGTGACGGGTCAATGCCTAGAGACTGGGCAAAGTTCCGACGCTCTGACATGGACAGCCCAAGCTGATTGAAGCGCTCGCCCAGTTCCAGCAGTATTGTGTCGGCGGCTTTTACGTCGCCGTTCGCGTCACGTACGCTGATGCCTAGCCGTGCGAATTCCTCAGAGCCTTTCTGTGCCGCTTCGCCTATCTTCTCAGACAGACCGGCGACTGACGACTGTATCGCGTTGAGGTCAGACCCTGACACAGACGCCGCGTACCCCAGTTCTTGCATGGACTCGACCGCGACGTCAGTCGTGCGGCTTAGCTGAATCATAGGGTCGAGGGCTTGCGTCGTGCGGGTAACGAATGCGGCTATTGCGCCGGTAGCTGCAACGATGCCCGCCGCAGCGCCAGCAAGTAAACCGATTGATTTGCCAAGGCTGGCGTTATAGTCGTGTAGTGGAGAGACCGAACCGCTAAAAGCAAATTCGGTTATCACTTCGTTAACTATTGCCATTTTTCGCCTCGTCGATTTGATGTTGTTGTATTGCGTTGCGTATCTGTATGAACTCGACAGCGTCCAAAAACTCGTCCGTATCCATCGCGTCGACTTCTGCCTTACTGCCCACCCCTTCCGACACCAGCATAAACGCTGTCATTGTGTAGTCGTCCAGGTTTGTCTCCCGAATAAGGCTCACGTCCTTGTGAGGCAATCGGAAGGCTAGCCGGTAAGGCCGCCTTTTAAAAAAGGGTAACTGCAATACAGTAACGCTGTGCTAACGAATTTCAGATACTCGTCGGCGTGACTTTCCCACCACTCCGGCTCGTTGTCTTTAATCGCAGCGGCGTCGTAAGCGCTGATAGTAATCTCAGCCTCTGTGACCAGCACGGTCTTAGTAATTAGTTTCTCGATACGGTCCCACTCGGGTGTGTCAAGGAACGAGAAATCCCCGCGCTGTAACTGCTGCCCGACTTTAGTATAAAAGCCGAACACTGCCCGACGTTCACGGTGCTTCATTTTCGTAAAGCGATAATCGGTCTTGCCTATTGTGGCAAGGCCGTCGTCCTCTTCAATAGCGCGCGCCGTATCGAGTGCTTGCTGTAATTTCTGCCTATCTTCCATAGATGCCCCCAGCGGTTAGATTGAACGGATAGCCGCACGGAATTGGATAGTATATTCCATGAGGCTGTTACCGTCTGTGTCAGATTTAACGACGGTCGGTTGCGTCGTGAACGACCCGCCCGTCAGTTCGTGTGTGTCAACGCCTTGCTGGCCGTTCTTAAAGAAGACTTCTTTAATAGAGCCGGTAATGATTTGCGACGGGTCATTGCGCAGCGTGTTCAGGTACACGTCGCTGTCGCTTTGCTTCTGCACGCGCAGCACCAGGTCATGCACGGCACCGTCGGTGCGCTGGTGGATAGTCACACCGTTATTGCTGCTGTTCGTGCGCGACGTCTTAGGGTTGACAGGCGTTAACGTAAAGTTGTCGCCCGCTTCAAAGTCTTCGACACGCTGACCGTTCAGTACGATGGTCGAGCTGTCTACCGGTATAGTGATCTCAGCCATTGCTCAGGCTCCTACAAGTTAAAGTTGACGATGATGTCTGCGCTGTGTATTGCGCCTGCATTCTTAACGGCACCCTGAATGACCGGCGACTTACGGGCCTGTCTGTCAGATTGCGGTTGGTCGCTAAGCTGCCCGGCCAGGAAGTAAAAACCGCGTTCCCGGATTGAGCGTTTGAACACGTCAATGTCGCCGAAACTGTCGGGGCTTGACCACTCACCCGGCGCAAACACGCCTGCGCGTACAAAGTTACGCGACGTCTTTTCGCACTCTGCGACAAGCTGCTGCACGCCGCTGGTCGTCTGCGGAATCTTCGTGCTGGTGGCTTTAAGCAGGTTGAACAGGTCGGTCTGCAGCGCGTCAACGTAGCCGATCAGATTGTACACGTTGTCCGCGAAGTTATTCGCGCCTGACGTCAGCACGACCGGTGTCAACTTAACGGTCGTGTACACGTCAAGACCGACAGTCTTCGCTTTAGTGATGACCGTCTCGCTCAGTTCTTCGGCCGGCACGCTCACCGTTTTCAGGTTCATTGTCAGCGCAGAGTTTTCAGCGTTGAAGTTAACAGTATGCACACGCGCCATGTAGGACGCTGCGAACTTACGGTTACCGTCGGCACGATACAGCATACGGAAACGATCCTGCCCTGCCAGCGTAACAGCCCACACAGGGTTAGCCGGGTCGACTTCAAGATTGCTGTCAGCGCTGAACACCTCATACACTAACGTGCTGTTGGCCTGCGCCCATGCTGCGATTGTCGGTACGTCCAGAATCGGGTCGATAAACATCGCACCGTAGTATTTAACCTCGTTACGCAGCGCCGTCAGTGCTTCGACCTGAGTCTCCGCTGCCAGCACTTCACTGTCTGCGCCTTGCGTCAGTACCGCACCGGTGCCGCTTGCGATACCCAGCAGTTCGCCGAGGTACGTGCCGCCTGCTTCCGGGTCTGTCGCGTAAGTCAGTGTGGACGTTGCGCCGGTCGTGTCGCTAGTAATTACGATGCCCAGCGGGTCAGACGTAACTGTTGCGCCGGTGATAGCCGTGTCAAGCACGTCCACCGCGTCGTCAAAATCTACAATAGACTGGAAGTCTAGCGCCGTAGCGCTGACAGTCGTGCCGTCCACGTCGATGTCGAATTCGCCGTCGCTGATTTGACGTAGCTCGTTAACCAGTCCGGTCGTGTTCAGTGTTGCGCTTTTAAGCTCTGCAGCACTTGCGGTTGTGGTTTCTTCTGAGCCGCGCCAGTACCCGATTACCAGGTATCCGCCAGCGTTTGACGGGTTGGGCTGCGTGCCGAAGAAAGTGTTCGCGTATTGCGACACGGCGCTGGTCGAGCCGAAGTCATTCGCCACGCCTTGTGCGTCCCGGTAAATACGGTAACGCTCGTTCGTGCCGAGTACCGCCTGAGACTGCGTCAGTATCGCTGTGATATTGAGGTTGTCGCGTGCTGCGAGTCGGCCCTCTGGCAACAGCGAAACGTTGATCACGTTCGAGATATTAGCCATAGCTTGTTAATCCTCTATGATAGTTAATTGCGCTTCGTCGATACGCAGCACGGTTTCCGTTAAACTCTCCGTAAACTGCACGTTACACTGTAGCTCGTAACGGCCTGAAAAGTCTTCGCCTGTTAATAGTTTAACATCGGTTATTGATGATGCCAGAAAAACGGTAATACCGCTATCTCTTTGCAACTCAAAAGCGGTCTGGCTGAGC